TGCTGCCTAACATGCGTTCGGCGGGAACGTGGAAACAGAATCCCGCCATCCTCTCTTTTATGGTTCCTTAGCTCAGCTGGATAGAGCAACGGATTTCTACTCCGTGGGTCGAGGGTTCGAATCCTTCAGGGACCGCCATTTTCAGGAAACAATATGAGCAAGGTGAAAACTATCAAAGACATTCCAGTCGGCGTTCTTATTATCGTCCTATCTCAATTTGTTGTTTATGGAGTGATTTACCTTGCTAAATTCCCTAGCATCGCAGAACTATGTGGCATCACTTTCGGGACGTTGATCGCTTCCGATATGATCAATTTTGGTATTAGGCTGATAAAGGGTTATGAATATGTTGACGCTGACGACAAATAATTTTGTTTTTGAAATTGAAACTTTATGCCTAACCAAAAATATGGAATACATTGACGCAGTAATTTACTGGTGCGAAAAGAATAATATCGAAGTTGAGTACGTTGCTTCGTATATCAAAAAAGATGCTGCCTTCAAAATGAAAATTCAGGAAGAAGCAGAAAATCTTAACATCCTAAAAAAGGGCGCTAGGTTACCGCTATAAATACAGCAGACACTAAGATGGAGGGCGACATGCTAATAAAAACCATCGGTAGACCTAAAAAGGTTTCTGTTGCTGTATGTAAAAAAGCAGCTAACTTTTACGCAAAAAGATTGCTTAGTAAAGCACTTTTCGAAAAAATCGAGCTCGAACTTGAGTTCAATTCCGAAGATATGGGTAATGACGTTTACGGTTATTGTGACTGGATAACCGACAATCATAGACCTCGAGATTTCACGATAACAATTCACCCAAACCTAAGCAAGGAGCAAACGCTTCTAGCTCTCGCCCATGAGATGGTTCACCTCAAGCAATACGCTAAGGGCGAGTTGAAAGACTATATGCGTAAACATAAAGTCAAGTTCAACAACAAAGTTTACGATCACGCAAAGATAGATTATTGGGAACAGCCATGGGAAATTGAAGCTCATGGTCGTGAAAAGGGTTTATATTATTATTTCCTGAATGAAGAAAGGAAAAAGTGATGGGTAGAAAAACGGTTTCTGCATACGTAGAGACAGAGGTTGATGTCGACCTCGATATGTTTGCAGAAGAAGATATTATTGACTTCCTTGAAGATAAAGGGTATACTGTTCTTGAAGGTAAATGTGATACAGCTATTGATGATCTTGATAAACGTATCTGGCAGCTATACCAAACATGGAAGCTTCCGTGTAATGAGATGGATTTTTGGCGAGAGATGCATTCGTTTTTCTCTGATTACTACAACAAAGTTAGTGCATGATGTCAGCATTTGAATGCTACAAAGAATACATGGCTCTAAAAAACCATTTCACAAAACCATCTTACGACTACTTCAAGTACAACGGCAAGACCCGTGTATCAACTCAGAGCTTTGATACTCGTAAGGACAAGTTGTATTTTATGAAGGTTGCGAAGCACGCTGACCCTGTCAACTATATGCTCGCCAACATCGTCGAAAACGAGAAAACTTGGATCAAGGAAATTGCCTACTCGCAAACAGCTGAGAAGGTATACAATGACTGGGTGAAGCGTAATCAGTCGTTCACCTACATGTTTCAAACTGAAGCTGCGAAACTTGATGAGGATTTCAACTCCAATTTCAAAATTCAGAGCAACAGTCACCCTTTTGTTTTGAAGCTTTATCTGCGTAAAGAGATTAGCCTCGAAACATTAATCGTTCTTGTTGATATGGTAGGGTGTATGCCTTACTGGAACAAGAAGCTTGAGTATGATCCTGTTTGGCAAGAACTGTCAACCAAGGTCATCAAATACCGCCCGTTCCTCAAATATGATCGAGAGAAAGTCAAAAAGATTTTGCTTGACAAATATGGCGAATAGAGGTATACTAAATAATGTTGAGCGTTGATACTGCTCATCATACAATACGATCAATACTAACAATACGGAGAATACTATGGACTTTTCTAAGCTTAAGGCACAATCAGGTAAGGCATCACTCGATAAGCTTACCTCTGAACTCTCTAAGATCAACGGTGGCGGCGATAAGTCGAACGACGACCGTTTCTGGTACCCCAACGTGGATAAGGCTGGCAATGGCTACGCTGTTATTCGTTTCCTCCCAGCACCTGGCGACGAAGACGTTCCTTTCATTCGCATGTTCAATCATGGGTTCAAGGGTCCGACTGGTTCTTGGTACATCGAAAACTCCCTTACAACTATCGGCAAGCAGGATCCCGTTGGTGAGATGAACACTCAGCTTTGGAACTCTGGTATCGAGTCTGACAAGGCTATTGCCCGTGCTCAGAAGCGCAAGCTGACTTTTATCTCTAATATCTACGTGATCACTGATCAGCAGAATCCAGAGAACGAAGGTAAGGTGTTCTTGTTCAAGTACGGCAAGAAGGTTTTCGACAAGCTCAATGAGGCTATGAACCCTCAGTTTGCTGATGAGAAGCCAATGAACCCATTCGACCTTTGGGATGGCGCTAACTTCAAGTTGAAGATTCGCAACGTTGAAGGTTATCGTAACTACGACAAGTCAGAGTTCGCTGGCGCTGGTCCGTTGTTCGGTAGCGATGATGAAATGGAAAAGACCTGGAAGCAGTGTCATTCGCTGCAGGAATTCCTTGCTCCTTCCAACTTCAAGTCCTATGACGAGTTGAAGGCAAAGCTGAACAAGGTGCTTGGGCTTGATGGTTCTGCAGCTTCTGCTCGCGCTAAGGCACCAGTTGTCGATGAAGACAATGATGCTCCTTGGAACGAAGCACCTGCCCCTACCGCAAAGGCAAAGGCAGCACCAAAGTTTGATGAAGATGACGACGAAGATGAATCGTTGGAGTTCTTCAAGAAGCTGGCTGGCTAAAGATTGAAGGGGAGCTTTGGCTCCCCTTTTTTTATTGTTTGCTCTGAACTTTTTCTTGAGTCCTGCCGTAAGCAGCAACGCCAAGGATAGCACCAAACGCCATATGAATCAAACCGCCGTTGCTGAGTGTCAAACTAACCCAAGGCGTGTAACCCATTTGTATCCCGAATCCTTTTTCAATAACTGGAAGGAACATAGTGATAGCTGGGAACCCAACGAAGTCCATAAAACAAATAACCATATAGAGCCAACCCATTGCTGGGCGCCAATATGCTTTCACCCAATGCTCTTGCTCTTTTTCCATCTGCTCTTTGATGACTTCATCATCAATCGAAGTTTGAGCTAGACCAACGGAAGCAGTCGCTTGCGCTTGTACAGTGGCTTGTTGAGCCTGAAAATTCGTATTATTATTGCTTCCGCCATTATTGTTATTGTTGTTATCAACGACAACAACGGTTGCTGGTGGCGGAGCTGGAGGGGCGTTATCATCGTCAGCTGCGATTGATTTTCCGAATTTAGCCATAACTATTTCCTTTTTTATTTTTATTTATAGTCAGCAAGTTTTTCTAGCATGTCAACGGAACTGAAAGCTCTTTTGACGTCTTTATTTAAGTTGGATAGCATTCTATCTCTTGAAGCTTCGTATTCGTCTATCTGATCTGGTGTCAACCCTTTTTCATTGTAAGGTTTGTATTTGTTCACGTAAGCACTCACGCCTTCGAGCTCGTCATACTCCATAAACTCTCCGCGAGTTTCTAAGTCTCTAATTCTTTGTCTAGCTTCTTCGCCTAACCCACTACCATACAAACCTGCGTCCTTTGGAGATTTGCCTGTGAACCCTTTTATCTCGTTCAACATTTCCGGGCTGATGAGATTCTTTTCCCAATATTCTTGAGTTGCGGCGTGACTTAGTTCGTGTTGAGCGGTTGTTTTTATTTGTTCTGGACCTCTACCTCCGATAGTTTGATCTCCTAATTTCAAACCTGGATGTTCTGGGTCAAGAAATATTTTGTTTCTAAAAGCACTCAAAGTTTTTTCAGAAGCCGCATTTTTACCTTTAGCGTCTGGGGGGATGTAAGCACCAAAAACGCCACTTTGATGTAAAAGGTCTTCTTTCATTATGATATTTTTAGCGCCACCGATTTTTCTCATGCCAGCCTGCAAAACAGGGTCATAAGGAACACCTTCGAGGTATTTTTTCATTTTTGCTTCAGCGGGCGTTTCAATTTTAATCGGCTGAATCGGCTGAATAGGTTGAGTTGTTTCTCCAGGAGCCAATAAAGGTCTAACTTGCGGGGTGCCGTCAGCGAACGCCTTGGCGTTTTGATACTCAGCCATGATTTCAGAAGACGATCTTTTTTCGCCAGCGGGAATAACTGATTCGCCTTTTCTTAGCATCATTGGGTGAGCGCCAGCAGCAGTTTTTCTTATACCGCTTTTACCAACGATAGTTTCAGAACCTAATTCACCAACCGTTGCTATACCTGTTTGAGGCACGTAAGGTGTACCAGAAGCGTAACCTGGCATCCTTTGTTGTGCTATATCAAAACTACCGCCTTCTCTTTTAGCAGCAGAAAAATGCATTGGGTCTTCAAACGAAATACCCCAACCCAAACCGTGAGCTTTCGCAATATCGCCGATGTTTGGCGGGAAGTCGGTTTGTCTAGTGTGAAACGGATTTGTCGCGGCATTGACGTCGAGCGCAGCACCAAGACCGTGATAACTTAACATACTTGGGTTATTTTTATTACCTCTGAACGAATACCCGCCAAGGCTTTTGATTTGATAACCCGTAGCTTCCAAGTCGTCAAGAAATCCTTGGAAATTAGAAGCGTAAGCAGAACCAACTTTATCCGACACGCCAGACTTTTTAGCAGTTACGGGCGTTAAATTTTTTTCGGCTTCTGCAGGGTTCGCTTGTTGACTCGTAGCCGCTGGCGATCTACCTCCGCCCAAACGTGCGCCAACGTCAAGGAGTGCTTTTGATCTATCTTGTGCATCCGCTTGAGCTGTCGCTCGAGCTTGATCAACTGCGCCTGAAGCCAAACTTAATAGCATATCAATCAAATTTTCGCTCAAAACTAGTTTATCTGCAGTTATTTTGAGTTCTTCTGATTTGAATGTAATACTGTTGCTAGCCCTGTAAGCTAACGTATTCAGGGATTGTTTTTCTTCATTTGAAACTTTTTTCTTACCACCACCAAACCATTTGTCGATACCGAGCAACCTATTCAAGCTGCCTGGTTCATTCAAAGGGTCATTCATTTTTTCTTCTATAGATTGCGGTGTGGCATTGTGTATATCGTAAGCCAAACCAGCAAGCGCCAATGGACCATAAAGCCTACCAGCGAAACGCAAAGCGCCACCAGCGAAACGCAAAGCACCTTTACCGAAACTTGTAGCTTGGCTTAGAAAACTTGGTTTGACTTCAGCAACGTTTTTGACAAATGAACTACGGAAACCGCCGCCTGGTTTCGGTTTCATTTCTTGAAGGCGACCGTTTTTATCGTAGTATTTTCCACCGCCAGCTTTTTTTGCTTCTTCAGCGTTTTTGAATATACCGCCCGACGGACCTCCACCTTTTGGTCCTCCACCGCCAGCTGGTCCGCCGCCAGGCGCATTACGGGAATTGATGTCTGGTCCGCCACCAAAGCTTCCAAGTAAAAGCTGATTCCTCATGCTTGATACTTCTTGAAGTATTTTTTCCATGATCATTGTTTGATTGCCGAGAACAGCAGCTTCTGTTTCCAACAATGTGTTAGTATCTTTTACGTCATTATCAAGCTGATCAATGTCGTTTTCGATTCCGCTTTTGTCTTTATTGTCTCTTTTTTTATCTTTTTCTTTTTTGTATTGCTTGTATTCTTTATGCAACGAATACATTTGTGGAAACGAACTTTCCAAAAACTTTTTACCCGCGAATTTTGCGAGGTCACTAGTCAATGCACCAGTTATAGCGGATGTAACGCCCATATTAGAATCCTATTTCCTTAGAAACTTTTCCGTTTGGGTCGTACACTCTATAAGACCTTTGAATATTTTCGTTGTGCAATGATGACGGATCTTTTGTTTGATTCCATTTTGACATTCTTGAAGGCGGCAATTTCAAAGCTGGGTCTTGCTGCTGTTGCGGCGCGGCAACTTTACCTGAATCTTTTGGTAACCTTTGCTGTTGTTTTCTAGCGGGCATAGGACCTGGGACTTCTTTATTGCTTTCCTTCATCCTGTCGCGTATCATGTCAATACCTTGACCGCCAACGCCTTTTATTATTTTTGCGCCAATACCAGCGCCTCCCATAAAGCCTAAAGCACTACCGCCCAAACCTAATAAAGCAGAACCATAATCGCCTTTTTGTATATCTTGTCCAGCGCCGCCCAATAGATTATTGTCTAGGAACCTACCCTGATTCCTTTGAGCTTCCCTAAATTGAGGGTTTGTTTCGTATTGGTTTCTAAAAAATGAAGAGTTGTCTTCTGTGCCTTCAGCAAAAGCTCTAGTTCTAGAGAAACCAGTATCCCTCAATTCAGCCAAACTTTGCCTTTGTTCCCTTAGTTGCTGTAATGGATCGTTGTTTTCTGAACTTGGACCTGGAGTTGTAGTTGGAGTTGGGGACGGAGTTGGAGAATTATCTTCACGCGGAAGCATACTATTATCGCCTCTGCCTCTCCATGGTTTCCAACCAGCTGGTCCTGGACCCATCTGCCCTCTTTTCAACATAAGAGCAGCTTTAGCATTAACTAATGGATCTAATAATTCTTTCGGATCATTTATTCCTAATCTTTTTAATCTATCTGGACCCATTCTACCGATCATATTAATCTGCCAAAGACCATAAGAATCATCGCCAGTGCTAGAATCATCATTATGAGCTGTTGGAATCCCGCCAGATTCTCTAATCGCAATTTTAGCAAATACTTTCGCTTCTTCATCGGTAGCGCCAGCTTGTTTCATTATCCCTATCAAACCAGCTTCGTCGTATTTTCCTCCAGCTCCTGGCGTCGGAGCTCCACCTGCAGGAGTTCCAGCTGGCGTTGTTGTTCCAGAAGCTGCTCCTGGAGTCGTTGAACTAGGGGCACTATTTGCTGGTTGTGGTGTGGTTCCTTGAGGACCGCCCGCCGCTTGAGGGCTGCCACCGCCTCCCCCGCTGACAGCTCCAGAGCCTCCGCCACCACCAGAACCAGCACCGGAACCAGAGCCTCCGCCGCCTCCTCCTCCACCCGCTTGAGGGTTGGAACCGCCAATAATTTTTTGTGCGATTTTTTCTACTTCTTTTGCATCAAGAATAAATTTTTGCGTTTCAAAACTTATTTTCGGGCTTTTGATAGAAAAATCGTCGACGTCTAAGTTTACGTTTTTCTTTTCTAACGTATTTTCTTTAGCCGCTGCAACGTTTTTTGTTTGATTTGTTTCCGCCAACGCATTACGCTGGGTAGCCGGAGGTGTCCCTTCAGCATACGCGGGAGGTTGTGGTCTACCGCCCATAGACCTACCACGCTGTTTGAATGCTTCTTCGCGCATTTCAGCGTCAGTTTTTGGCGTGCCATCTGGCTTAGTCGAAGATTGGTCTAATGTATCTTTGTCGGGTCTATTTGGTATATCTTTATATTCATCTATACCTTCTTTTATTGCTACAGCCGAACCTACAGCCAAAGCGCCGAGACCAATCACGGAACCGTACCTGAGTTTATCTAATAAACTACCAAAACCAGAAGTCAAACCTCCAGCTGACTTGAGCATCATCAACAGCTTGATCTGTTCAAGCGTCGAAGATATACCGCTCAGTAGAGTCATAATTCTTTCTTGATTCGATAAAGATTGACGAATCAAATTCGTCGACTCTTTCATCAAAACGTTGGTAAAATCTAACCCAGCTTTGATGTCACTTTGTAATCTTTTATCGTCAGAAGATTTATTATCTTTTTTGGTTTTTTCTTCTTGTTTTTTTAAATTTTCCTCTTTGTAATCCTGATACTCGCTATACAAACCATACACGGTAGGAAAAGAACTTTGCAAGAACTTTTTACCTGCGAACTTAGCAAGCGTCTTGATTTTACCCTGCGGAGGAGGGGGCGGCGTTGGGGGGGTTGCAGGTTTTGGCGTAGTGTCAGCTGGTTTAGCTTTTGTACGGGTTCTTTGTTTCTTTGGAGGTTTGGCTGACGTTTTACCGTAATTCGCATCGAATGGGTCCAACATAGGACCAATTCTTTTTACGAATCCAGGTTCTTGTAAATTACCGCCTTCGTCTACTATATCGCCTTCAGCTGTATAGTAGTATTTTTTTCCGCCGAAATCACCAGCTGGCTGAAGTTTTGGTTTTTTTGCCATTACGTGTATTACGCCTTTTGTTTATCTTCTAGTTCTTTTAGGTAGGCTATCAACATATCGACGTAAATATCGCGTTCAAACGGGATAAGGTTTTCCACTTCAGTAATAGAATATTTATGATGCTGAACCAGAGAAAAAACTGTTTTGTAGTAACCCTCTAACGAGTTGTGATTCAGCGCAATGTAAAAAAATCAGTTAACGAAGTTAGCTCGATTGTCCTTACATTACCGTTCTCGTTAGTATATTCCAGTTTGTAATAAAGGCTAGGAATGTTACTCATGAAATCCCTAATCTTAGTGAAACTCTGAACATCAAGCAGTTCAATAAATTCCATAAGATCTTTTTCTTCAAATTCCTTAGCTTCATGAACCGTTTCAGCGTCATACACTTTGTCGATACATTTTACGATCAATTTGAAAGCTGACTCTTCACCAACTGTAGCCAAAAATTCTTTATCGCTGTAAAGATTCGCTGTTGGGTAGGTCATGATGACGCCAGCATTTTCGTTGATTTGAATTTTAGGTTCGATGTTTTCTGGGTAACGAATTTCTACATTACTCAAAATGACATTGAAGTCATAAAGCTTGTTGTCTTCAAAATCGCGATAAGAAACCTTTACCTGATCGCCGATAGAAATAGACCTCAGCTTGAGGAACACGTATTCCAAAGCGAACAAAGGGATTTTGTCAACATCAAACCTATCGTCTAGGCAGCAGTTGTTGATTACTTGTTTGATGGCTGTGAGTATATCTGTTTCGTCTTCGCTAGCCTTAGCAACAAGGAGAATTTTTTCTTCCTTCACCAACATTGGTCTGAAAGAATATTCTTTGTTGGTGGGTGGGATTTTTATGCTAGTAGTTGGATATTGAATTTTCGGAAGTGCCATAATTTACCTCACTTTTATCTACTTAGAGTTGTTCCTTGAAATTCCCATTCGCGGAATGTTAATGTTGTAGTAAGTTTCAATAAGTCGTTATTGTCGCCCCAACCTACAGAAGTGTCGTTTATTGAAATTGGGTACGCTCTGTACAAAGTGTACGCCAAAGCGTTGGTGCCAGAATTATCATATACGTTTATCGTAATGTCAGCAGAATAATTGTCTTTGTATTCTGTTGTGTAATATGGACGGTTCGCGCCCGCGACGGTTCCCCTATCGGTATCGTGACCGTTTACTGAAAAAATGTAATTGATCCAAGCGTACCAAAAGTTGTAAGTCAAACCTAAACGGTCGCACATAAACGTCAACGTAATATCTGTATAATTACCTGTGTAAGGCATTTTTTCTATGATGCCAAGACCATATCTGTTAGAGTCGATTGTACGCAAAGCAACACCTGGCAATACAGCGTTTGTACAACGGTAGCTCAAATCTTTAGCTATATCATTGAAACTTGTTGGTAAACTAGGACCAGCGCCTTGCGCAATCTGCAGGTTGAAATTACCGTTGTTGAAATTGATGTTGATGTCGTATTTGTTGGTTTGAACAAATCCGTTTTTCGCTATATTGCTTTTGAATGTGTCTACGTTAAAACCAGCCATTACCTTACCATCGATGTTGAATCTTTAAAGACCTGTGTTTTTGAAGCTCCGACGAATCTTTCAGTTGGTAACATCAACGCAATATTCCATTCGTTCGGGGCAATATAAACAAATGGCGATTTGACATGACTGAATAAATACTTTTTCAAACATGGTTCGAAATACTTAAACTTCGAAGCACCTTTTAGGATCTGATAAGACAATACGAGCTTTGTTGTTTTATCATACTTTTTATTATTTATGGTTGCCATTAGAGCGTCCATAAGCTTTGCTCTAAGCATCGGCGGCAAATAATGCAGGTTGATTCCTAGGAAACTATCACCGTAATATTCAACAGGGAATATCAGCGGATAGTTGTCGTAATATGGCAATGTGTCTTTGTGTTTAGGGTCATAGCTAAACATGTACATTTTGCCGATAGAGTTCTCGCTCAAACCAACCATACGCTTGAAAGCGCCAGCGTCATCGATCAACGATTGAGGGTTGATGTTTTTTGTTTTCAAAGCTTGCTGGCGTAACCAGTCAACAGCTTGTTTTGTAGTTGGCGCGTCTTTACTGCTCTGTAATATTTCTTGAAAAAGCTTTGTCATTAAAAGTTGATACCTAATTCTTTCTCAGTGAATATTTTGAAATTCCAGCCACGGTCTATACAATATTCAGTTGCTGCTTTCCACTTAGCCTCATTCACGCCCCAAGTCATAACAGACTGAACATAAGCTCTGGTTTTTTTACCTTCTTTGAGGACAGGCGGGCGAGTTTGAGCTGCTGGTTTGACTTCAATCAGGGTAGTTTCTTTTACCCCATCTTTATTTATTGAGGTTACGAGAAAGTCAACAAAATACCTATGCAATCTACCGTCAATCGGAGAACGGTAAGGGATAACAACCTCTTCAGAACTCCAGCCGATAACATTAGTGTGTCTATCTAAATACGACATCATTTTGAGTTCCCAAGAACTCCTATAAATAATATTACGAGGATCTCCGCGATATTTTTGCGGGTTTTGAGGTTTGAAATATCCTTTATATGTTTTCATCGGACCCAATAAATAGTAAAAATATATTTATATAGGACGAAATAAAAAATGGTAAATCCGGTTCCGTCGCCATATGCGACGATAAAAAACCTACCAAACGTAAATAGAGATAATACAGCGCTGTGTTTCCCTAGCGATTTAGGGAAACCTCCGTTCAACTATTGGATGTCGTTGAGTTTTTATGAGTATCAGAGACCCACAATTACGAATATTATTGATTTTTTTCAAGGAAGTCAAGGGGCTACTTCACTTGCAGATTTAGGAACCATAAGGCTTCCTATACCAAATTCTTTAGTAGATCATCAAGATCAAGAATACACAACTGAATCTTTTAACGTTGTCGCTGGTGCTGCAGCAAATCTCGTGGCATTAGCGGGTCAAATTGCAAATCCGTTACTCGCAATTATGTATAGAGCTCCTGCTTTCAAAACGCATAATTTTATGTGGAGGCTTGCACCGACAAATCAACCAGAATCTGCAAAATTGAATAGTATTATAAACACAATCAAATATAATCAATTACCTTCTCAAACTTTTAATGGAACAAAATTGCAGGGCGCACTCCTCGGTTACCCTAACATTGTTCAAATCACTTTGAGTTGTTTAACGACGCAGTATTTTAGTTATACGTTCAAACCAGCTATCATTAGATCTTTTGAAGTAAATTATACCCCAGAAGGTCAACCATCTTTTTTTGGCGGCGCGAATAACGACGCAGCTCCAACAGTTGTAGAAATTAGAATGAGCGTTACAGAAATCGAATACTTCACGCAGTCTGATTTTTCTACTTCTCCTACACCACCTTCGGGATTATAAATGGCAGCTCCTTATTTCAAAAATTTCAAAACGATTGATTACGCCAACACTAAAGTTGTTGATATAACAGAACGCGTAACGGTTACTCCGAACGCTTTGAAAAACCCATACGCGTATTACCCGTTGTCTATTGTGAACGGCGTAAGAGCAGATACGGTCGCCTCTACAACGTATAAAGACCCTTATTTGAGTTGGTCAATTTACCTAGCGAACGATATTGTCGACCCATATTACGAATGGTATTTGGACAACAATCAGTTTACGGATTTTATTGTTGGTAAGTACGGCTCTATCGCTAACGCGACTTCAAAAATAGTTTATTGGAGAAACAATTGGGCTAATACGAATCCTATTTCAGCCGACACGTATTCTAGTTTGACTGTAAATCAAAAAGATTATTGGCAAACTACTGGTTACGACGCTTACGGAACAGCTATTTCTTATTCTAGGAAAAAAGACGATTGGAAAATATCAACCAATTACACTGTTAGTTTGAATATTACGGGAGCTTCGAATAACACCCCTTATGCTAACAATGAAGTCATAAAATTTAGCTCTGGCGGAACAGCTCAAGCTGTTATTTCTAATTCGAGCGTATTGGTGGTTCAACATACGCAAGGTTCTATTGGCGCTGGTTACGTGTACGGATCAGAGAGCGGTTCTAATTGCTCTATAACAGCAAATTCTATCAATTACCTAAGCAACAATATTCCAACCGACCTGATTTCGTATTGGTCGCCCGTGACTTATTACGAAATAGAAAACGAGAAAAACGAAGGTAATAAAATCGTCAACTTGTTGAAACCCGATTTTATACCTGACTTCGTCAAATCTGTCAAAAAGTTATTGAGTGAATAATGGGTTATAATCCAGGTGATATTTCTGTAGATACTGTTCTTATTACGTCCCCTTTGTCAGGCAGCTGGGATGCGAGGGCTAGTATTCTCACAGCGTCTATCCTTGAAACGATATTCACGCCTGGTGTTACTGCAGAAATAAAAGTAATCGACACCGACGACTGGCTCGGTCAACTACAGTTACAAGGTACAGAAACCGTTTATTTTCAAATTACGAAATTGACTGACGGTTCGCCTCTGTATTACGACTTTCATTTGAACAGCGTGCGTCAAGTAGAAATACAGGGTTCAGCAAAGGCTAAAACCTATATGTTGAGCTGTATTTCTCGCGAAGCTATTTCGGGTAGGATCATCAACGTTCAACAGGCATACAATCAACCGATAAATTCGATAGTACAAGATGTTTTTTCTAAACTCAATAGCCAAAACGGTATAGCAACCGAAGCTACAAAGGGTAATAGGAATATAAAAATATCGAACCAAACGGTTTATGATGCTATTGAAATGTTGAGGAAAGAAGCCGTTTCAGCTGCGTTTCAATCTTCGAATTTTATGTTCTGGCAAACATGGAGTAGCTTTCATTTTGAAACGCTCGAAGGTATGTTGAACGCTGGAGACGTTAAAAATTTCAAACAGGATTTTACTATCGGCACTTCTATCAACAAAAGCGTAGATGATAATATTCTGGCTTGGAAAGTCGTTCAAAACTTCGACGCTATGAATCGCGCAAAAGCTGGCGTTGTCAATCAGCGTGTCGCTGTGTTTGACCCGAACACTTTGAGCTATAAAGTTTCTAACTTCAATGACATCAATCCAATTGCTGCGATGGGTAATTGGTCTTATGATTTATTCAGAGGGTTATTTGGCGGAGAAAACGCTGGTAGAACTGTGTTGAGTTACCGTAACCCAAATCAAAAACTGAATATACCTCAGAGTTTTGTTCCTGCGGCGATACCGTATAAACAGCTCAACCTAGCTCAGATGCAAGAACAAATGATGCATATGACAACTATCGGCGATCCAGTTTTGGAAGCCGGAACAACTATATTTTGCGACGTTCCTAAAATTACTTCTGCGACAGATTCCTATGGGGAAAAAGAAGATCAGATGTATGGGCGCTGGTTGATATCAAAAGTCGAACATGAAATACATACTGCGGCTGATTTACCTAGATATGTATGCAACCTTGAATGTTTGAAAGGAGCTTACGCATGACCGAACAGGCGTTAGGCGTTGGTCTTGGGTTTTTCACTTGCGAAGTTAGAGATATTCGCGACCCTGATTGCGCAGGAAAGGTAAAAGTAATCGTACATGGCCACCATAACATCGGCGACACTCCGATTCCCGATGAAGAATTACCATGGGCGTATCCAATTATGAACAACACGCCTTCGTTGAATAAAATTGGCACTACAACTAATTATCTTCCTGGTACTTGCCTTATTGGTTTTTGGTTAGACCCAGAAACTAAACAGATACCTTGCGTGATTGGTAGTATGCACAGAGCTGGGTTTGCAAAAGCTGCAAGCCTCAAAGATCCAGAGCCAGATGGTTCTAACGACGGTAACAAATCAACTCCAGGCGATCCAGACAATCCAAAGGTTTCTGGTGCCGAACAAGCTAATCAAAAAAACGTTGAAACTTCTATGTTATATAAAACTGGCGGACCTCCATATAATGAAAACCCTGATATCAATGATGGCGGGAGCAGCGTAGCGTAATGGCGTACGGTCAGAAAACAGCTCTTGAATTAGCGATAGCAGCAGTTGCATTAAAAGTTGCGACACAAGGTTCGCCGAACGCACCAACAACGGCAAAAATGCAAGGACCTGTTTTACAGGTTGTAACATCGCAAGACCCAGGGTCTCAAACAGCCGTAATTCAACAAGCGGCTCAGAGAATGCTTATGCTTTCGATGATGGGTAATTTATCAAGCCCAGCTGGTTTGAATAATATAATGAGCGGCGCACTCGGCAACGTTTTGGGTAACTTAGGTCGTCAATTTGGTATTGGTCCTATTATGGGAATGTTGAACAACGTAATGCCTGGGCTCGGCAATGCTATGTCGCCCGCTTTGAACACGGCGATGAATTTGGCTATTCATAGTATGTTGACTAATAAACCAACAGGTTATTACACAACTTCTTACGTTCAGGCGGCGAACAACACTGCGGCTGCTATTTCTTCGATAAATTCTACAACAAACGCTAATACAGCGCTATCAACAGCGACAACCATCGGTGGCACGCTTCTTGGTCTTGACCCAACTTCGCTTGCTGCTATGATCGCCAGCGCAACCCCAGGAACAACGATAACGCAGACATACACAATAGATAAAGCCACCGTTGAAGTATCAATATTGGTTTCAAATCATGACCTCGCGATTAGTTTAGCAAATACGCCATCGTTTACAGGCACAGAGCATATTGACCTTACGAAAGCGACCGCATCAGAATTAGAAGCAGATATCCTAGCTTTGATAAAACAAGCTGGTGGTGTTCAAAAAGTTACGGCGGCACAACTTGCGCCAATCATAACGTATCACAGTAACAATGCACAATCCAACGGTTTGAAAATGATTCTTGGAGGGTTGGCTGCGAACCTTATCGGTAACGCCGTTCAACTTATGTTTGGAAACGGCGGTAATATGATGAATGGGTTATTGAACGGTTTGTTTAGGTCTTATTTGAATCCAGGCGTTATAAATCAAGCCATGGCTAAATCAGCAAAAAACGTTGCAATGACAAAAGTAGCTTTTCAGTTAGCAAACATGTTTGGAGGCGGTTCGCCGTATAACAACGCAGGTAACATCGCTCAAGGTTTGATAAATCAAGTTGCTAGGCTGGCGATCGGCGGCAGATTGAATTACACAGCTATACCTGGTTTGATAATGAATGTAGTAAGGAGGGCGTAATGCCATCAAATAATAATAGAATAGATGATCCAAACGAAGCGGATGTATATCTTACGCAATGGATAACGAGCCCAAGCGGAAGGCAAGAACGCATAGACAATAAACAGGGTCAAGAAGGTCACACCGTCGCTGATATCACTCAAGATGGCGACTATTCTGTTTTTCAAATAAACGAAAGCGGGGATAAATCTGACTTAGTTCAAGGTTCTCATAAATTTTATGCTGATAGTAGCACGAGGTCTTTGGCTAAAGGTTCTGACAGTTATTCAGATCAAACTTATGAAAAACATCAAAACGGTAAATTGACAGAAAGCGGTGGTGGTAATTTTCACGCTGTTGATGGCGATCACATTGATGCTTTGTCGCAAAACAAAAAAACGTTCGCAACTGGAGGTAACGGGTTACACACTGTTGAAGGTGATCAAACATTTATCACTAACAGCGGTCGTGTAGATAACTACGGCGAAGAAGGTTACTCTATTCAGTCGGGCAAAGAAGTTATTGTTAACTCGACACAAGATGTGGCGTTCAATGTAGGGACAAACGAAGGTCATATTGTAAACGCTAATTTGAGTTTTGATTCACTTGGTTCCGCTTATATGAACTCAAAAGGTCAATTGAACTTTTCTGGTACGACAGATGTAACTCTTGCTTGTGGTTCTGCCTTTACTGTTGGCGGCGCTGGTGTGGCAGGTGCGTTGAGTGCGCCAGCTGGTATTATTATGACTCCAGCTTCTATCATTTTCAAAGTTGGGGCTTCTCAAATTACAATGACTGCTGCAGGGATAATAATCAATGCTCCTTTGATTAGCACGACCAGTGAAGGACCAACGACTATAATTGGCGCCACTGTAGCTATCCTATAAATAATAAAAAGGAACAGATATGCCTTCACCAGTTGCTACTTCTAATTTCACATCACACGCCGCAGTATTTCACCCAACGACGACTCCAGTGACGTTTTCCGGAACTCCTACTTCTCCGAACGTCACTTTCAATAGTCAGCCTGCAGTTTTGCTTGGGGATTTATCTGCTTGGCATAATTTTCATCTTGGCAAAATCAATATATGGCACCCTGGCGTTGCGTTGGCTTCTCAAGTTACTAAAACAGTAAACGGTAGACCAATCACTAGGGTTCGCGACCCGTACCAATGTTTTTGTGGAAGATGTTTTATCCTCGACTCCGTGGCACCAAACATAATTATTGGAGACTAATATGGCGATTTATCCTAAAACGTTAGCGCAAATCAAACCAAACACAAATTTACTTACGCTCCTTTATAAAGCGCCATCAAACGTGGCATACACTTCGATTGCTTTGTTGAACGTTTGTAATCAAGACGGCGTAAACAATTATTTTTCCGTTACGTTGGCGCAGGGCGACGCTGCGGCTAATTCAACGCAATACGTTTACACTAACAACGTAGTTGGGGCGTATTCAACTTCTTTTGTTTCTCCAGTTGTCGCCCTTTCGGCTAACGACGCGCTTTACGTTAGTACGACACAAAGATCGTCAACACAAATTTTAGACGCTTCTGGAAGCAGTAACACCGCCAATTTGTCTATTTCTGTATCGTCAGGTTCTGCGAACGTAACAGGTTCAAATACTGATTTTACTACACTGACCCCTGGCTCTTATATTTTAGTTACAGGAGCCACACCTTCAACACAACAGATTGTAAGCATTACTAACTCTACTTCTTTGGTTGTTGCTAGTAATTACACAGCGGGTATTTCCGGAGGTTCTGCGTATATTTTAGGATTTGGTAACGTAAGTTATTCTTTGTCCGGCGTCGAAATATTAGCTGTTCCTGTTATTTCGAGCATGAGCGCATCTTCCGGTTCAAATGCTGGCGGCGACACTATTACGGTTACAGGGAAGTATTTCACAGGGACAACTTCCGTTCAGTTTGGTGGCGTATACGCAAATTTCGTAGTGAACAGCGACACTTCGATGACTGTAACGACTCCAGCAGTTCCTTACGCTTCGACTGTTGATGTTATTATAACAAACGGCGGCGGTTCTTCTTCAACTGTACAGGCAGATCAATTCACTTACTATTACCCTCTACCAGCGATCACTTCTATCAGCCCATCAGTTGGCTCTATTTACGGCGGGACTTCTGTTGTTATCACTGGAACTGGATTCGCGGGAACTCAAATAGTAAAATTCGGAAACACTTATTGTTCGTTTGCGTTAAATAGTAATACACAAATAACTGCAGTTTCGCCTGGCGTTGGTTCTCCTCAAACTGTTGGTATTTCGGTAACCACTTCTGGCGGCGTTTCAGCCGAAACAACTGCTGATCAGTTTACGTTCGCTACTTTTGCATAGGAAAAATAAATGGCAATTACAAGAGCTGATAAAATTACCGAAACGCTGTACATCGAACAGACGTACAGCGATTTCGCGACCAATTTTACAGTTCATCCTATCACGAAACAGCTTGTTGTTGTAAAGAATGCTGAATCGGTAAAACAAGCTTTGAAAAACCTAATACTTACCAGTTTAGGCGAAAAACCATTCAACCCTTTGTTTGGTTCTAATATCAACAAATCGTTGTTTGAATTGTTTGATCCATTTTTTGTTGAAGACGTTCAAAGGTATGTTATATTAGCTGTACAGCAATTCGAGCCAAGAGTAAACCTAATATCGGTCGACGTTCAACAAACTAATGACGAAAACGGCATTAACATAAACATTGTTTTTTCTTTGATAAATACAACGCAACCGATTTCTATCAGCATATACGTAAAAAGAGTCAGATAAATGGCCAACAGCTCTATAGATCTAACTTCGTTAGACTTCAACACTCTGAAGCAAAATTTTATCACTTATTTGCAATCGCAGAGCGTTTTCAAAGACTACAACTTCAATGCATCTAACATCAGCACATTGCTAGATGTTATGACGTATAATTCTTATTTGAACTCTTTTTACTTGAATATGGTTGCTTCCGAAATGTTTTTGGATTCAGCACAGAAGTTGAATTCAGTCGTATCACATGCGAAAGAGCTGAACTACGTTCCTAGATCATACAAGTCATCTTCAGCAAATATTTCTTTTACAGTTACGACAGACGTTGTTTCTAATCCTTTCAGTATCCCAAAAGGAACAAAGTTTATCGGCTTGAACGCCAACGGAAACTTTACTTTTACAGCTGATTATACAACGACTTATATTTCGAACTCAACATCTTATTCTATCACAAACTTGTCTGTTTCTGAAGGCGTTTACATAAACGAATCGTTCACTATCGACAAGACACAATCAACTCAGACGTTTTTGCTAGCTAACCCAAACATTGACACAGACAGCTTGACTGTTTCGGTTTACGAAAACAATTCAAACACGCCGACAGTTTTTGTTCAAACAGAACATTTGTACGGTCTTGATAGTTCGTCAAACGTGTATTTTTTACAAGGCGCTCAAAACAATCAATATGAGATAGCTTTTGGTGACGGCTATTTCGGTAGAGTTCCTGTGAACGGCGCAACTGTTATTGCGAATTATAGAATTTCAAGCGGCACGAACGCAGACGGTATCACAACGTTCAATTGCGTTTCTGACTTGACAAAAAGTAATTACGCACAGCATATCACCCCTAGTGTCGCGACAGCTAGCTCGCCTTCTACAAAAAGTTCTAATTCGCAGTCGTTAGAATCAATTAGATTTGAAGCGCCGAGGTATTTCGCTACGCAACAAAGAGCAGTTTCGAACGACGACTACGCTTCTTTGGTTATGAGTAATTTTATTCAAATTGAAGGTGTGAACGTTTACGGCGGCGAACTATTGAATCCAAAACAGTACGGCGCTGTTGCGCTTTGTTTGAAGCCAGCTGGTTCTTTGACCACGCCGAACTATTTGAAAAACGAAATCATCAATTACCTTCTACCTTTTATTGCTCTACCTAACAGAGTCGTTATAACTGACCCACAATACATTTATTGCGGAATCAACACAACGGTTCAATACGACCCTGCACAGACAACAAAGTCTATTTCGCTACTAAACACGTTATTGAATCAAACAGTTTACAATTATTCTGCAAACAACCTAGAGCTTTTCAATAAAGATTTTAGGTACAGTAAGTTTACTGCCGCAATCGACAATACCGATACAAGCATAACAAGTAATGATACGCAAGTGAAAATTATCAAGCGTATTTCGCCTTTGCTAAACTATCCTACTTCTTACGTTATCGAGTTTAACAATCCCACAGAGGTCGAATCGAGGTTGTCAGCTCAAGGTTATATCGCTGGAGCTCCTTTTTATGATGAGCCAGTGATTACTTCTTCAGAATTTACATATGTTGATGGCAACGGAACTTCCTGGGCGCATTCATTTATTCGTGACGACAATTTCGGTAAACTTGTCGTGTATACTGATGTTCTCGGTGTGTTTACAGTTTTGAATCCTTCGCTAGGAACAATTGATTATAAAACAGGTACTGTAAGTATATCGAATTTATTAACTTCTTCATATGGAAACTATATTTCAATTTATATGGTTCCGGCGAATAAAGACATTTTGGTGAATAGGGATAAAATTTTGATTATTGACCTGAACGACGTTACGATCAACATTATACCTACACAAAAGTAATTAGATGAATTTCGAAATAGAAAAAAAGATATCGAATTTCGTAGAAAGTCAGTTCCCTCAGTTCTACTTGACAGAGGGTCCAGATTTTATTTTGTTTGTAAAAGCCTATTATGAATGGCTTGAATCAGAAGGTCAGGCTGTAAGGCAAGCGCGAACACTTTTAGATTATCGCGACATTGACAATACGTTAGATGCCTTTTTACAGCACTTTCAAACGAAGTACCTTTACGGTATTCCTTTTTCTATAATTGTTAATCCTAGATACCTACTGAAACATATACTTGACGTATATCGTTCAAAAGGTACAATACAATGTTACAAGCTTTTATTCAAGCTGATTTACAATCAGGATGTCGACGTTTACCTTCCCGGGTATGACGTTTTAAAACCTTCTGATAACACTTGGTCAATACCACAATATATTGAAATAACGAACGCGCCAAATTTGACTAGTTTTATTGGTCAAACGGTTGTTGGTTTATCTTCGGGGACAACAGCTGTTGTTGAAAACTATACTACAGAACCAGTAAATTATAATATAATTTCTTCGTTTTACCTTTCAAACATTCAGCCACAAGGCGGTAACTTCAATGTTGGCGAAAAAGTTATCATACAAGGTCAGCAGTCAAATTCAGCTGCTGTTCTAAATGCGCCCAGCGTTATTGGTTCTTTAAATTCTATAAACATCGTCAACGGTGGACAAAATTTCAATGTAGGTGACATTCTTAAAATCGTACACAGAGACCTTTCAAACAATGCTGTTGTTTCAAAAGGCGTGAACGGTCTTGTAAGAGTAAGCAGCATCGGAAGAGGTCAAGGCTCTTTATTTTTCAATATCACAGATGGCGGTAGCGGGTATACTGATAATCCGTTGACGTTTGTATACAACGGTCCGGGTGATACAACTGGCCAAGGCGCCAGTTTCAGCGTAAGTGCGCTTTCATCTATTCAAAATTACACTTATAATACTGACTTGATTGCTGATTATTTGAGCAAAGCTATCAATTCTTCTCAGTATAATTTTCCTTTGAACCCCACAGGAAATAGTAGCTCAACACTCACTTCAACCCTGAAATACAATTCAGGTAATTTTGGTGCTGTTGCTAGTTTATCAAATATAAAAACTGGCAACAATTACACCAAAAATGCGAACGTTTTCGTTAGGTCTGTAATAACTTCTAACCTTATTACCGGAACAATTACCTATAACACCGCCTCAAGCAATGTCACTTTTGGCAGCGCCAACGCTCAGTATTATTTGAACGCCAACGACACTATTGCGCTTCAAGCAAATTCTGCCGTAACTGGTTCTATAGAATATGCTATTATTAAAAGCGTTACCAACTCTTCATCGATAGTGCTTTATGGTAAACCAGTCAATAATTCAACACCTTCCGCTTCGTTCAGAATAGCTCCGACTATTTTTAAATCTAATTTTAGTTATGTTTCAGGGTCAGACGCAACTATCTACGCGCCACCAGCAGGTAGTGGTAATATCGTAAGCACTGTAACGGCTGTAAATTCTGGTAAGGGTTACGTTGACGGTGAATATTTAGAAATGTACCTTTCCGGGGGTCTTGCTTCTATCAGCGTGTTGAACGGCGGTCAGAATTATAGCAACGGCGATAGTTTGATTTTCGTTGGCGGTGGAACGTTCGTCAGCTATGCAAAGGGGTTTGTTACAGTTGGATCTTCTGTAGCTCTTACCATTGATCCATCGTCAACAACTGCAGGCACGTATTTGCCTGGGCATTACGTGTATCAAAACGTAAGTAGTTCGTCAAACACCGCGAACGGTTCGATTTTCTCTGTTAATTCTTCGCTTATGATTGTTAACGTGAATTCGGGAACTTTCACTTCTAGTGCACTAGTTTACGATAATAACGTTTCTGGATTGCATTCCAACGTAACGAGTTTAGCATACACGAACGGTATTATAACTTCAGCTACGCTTACATCTAATGGTTCTGGTTACGATAGTTCTCCAATGATTTACATCAAATCAGCGAACGGCATTGGGGCGACTTTATCGGCGGCAGTTTCTGCATATAACACCGTAAGTCAAGTTACGGGTTATGCGATGAAAACTGGCATAGGTAGTGCGCCTGGTTCTTGGTTGACCACACAAAGCTTCCTAAACTCTAACAAGTATATTCAAGACAGTTATTTTTATCAGGATTTTTCTTATCAAATAAAAACAGCTTCAACGCTTGATAAATACAAAGATATATTGTACAACACTTTCCACGTGGCTGGATCAGAATTATTCGGACAATTTCAGCTCTCTGAAAAGAATAAAGAGCTAGCGGTGATCAAATTCGAGGAATCTACAATGGAAATAAATAATGTTGTAGCTTATTATTTGACAGCAGATTCAACAACCATTCACGCCGATAATTCGATTAATACCGCAGATCAATTATTCGTATCGATTTAAGAGGAATAAAACGTGGCAAAACTAACGGTAAACACTGGTTCATCAGCAAACTTCGGGGACGGCACTCCCCTGCGCACAGCGTTTGGTTATATCAACAGCAACTTCAACGAACTGTACGCAAATGCTCTTATCAGTAACAATGT